GGCGGACAAGCGTCCTATGATCCAAGTTTACGTTCCGGGGCAGACTGTTATCGCTTGTTTTTTATCCGGAATGTGGTGGGAGCAAGAATGCGAGGCGATTTCAGATGTGGCCATATTGACCGAGACCGGAGACGGGAAACTTAATTTCGCATTAAATAGCAGCGCAAAGGTCGTGGAAATAACAGGCGGGGCGGGGCTTCCGGATGTTATGGTCGGGGAATCTTTCTCGGAGACAGAGGTCGGAACGCACACGATAACAAGCGTCGGGTATGAGTTTTTATATTATTTCAGCAGCGGAGCGGGAGGGTCGACCGCAAGATGGGAGATAATTCGCAGATCCGACAACGTAACATTGTGGAGTTATGAATTAATTAATAGCGTGCCATCGGTAAGCCCGTACACGGTAGTCCTTACGCCTGTGGAGGGTTCCGGCGCTTCCGGTAATGTGACTCTTTATATTCACGACATCCCGGTCTATTCCCGATATTTATTAGACGTGGGAAATATAGCGGGAGTTCCGACATTCGAAATATCGGCTACGGAAGATATCGTGCCAAACAACCGGAATTATCATAGGGTTGTCGGGTATGCGGTTTCAGACACGATTTATTTTTCGATGTTACTGTCGTCAACGCCGACGGAGTGGGGCTTTTATAATGATAGCAAATATTATTTGTCTCCGGGGCAAAATTATTTCCCGGTAGCACGGCGAGCTTGGGGCAGGGTGTCGATATGGTTCGCTTTTTCGATGCTTGATAGCGAGTTCGAAAAGGCCGGAAGGTTGTCTTATACGATAAAAGATACGTATTCCTTTTCTTCCGTTATTAATGTGTTATTAGGAATGATCGCACCGGGGGTTACGCATTATGGCACCGAGGAATACTCGCAATTTTTATACGGGGCTAATCCTTTAACCGGTATAAGCCAATCTTTATTTATCGCACCGAAATCAAATGTGGCTTCGGCGGGATATGACCAGCCGGCGCAGAAGGCTCCGATAACGTTAAAAAATATAACGGATATGCTTCGTGATTGCTTCCGGTGTTATTGGTTCATTGATGGGCAAAACAGATTCCGGATCGAGCATATATCATATTTTATGCGTGGGGGCTCGTATTCCGGGAATCCGGTGGTCGGGATTGATCTGGATGCGGAGACGGTCACGAGAACGGGAAAAAGTTGGAGTTATGCGGCGAATAAATATGAATACGAGAAGCCGGAAATGACAGGACGTTATCAATTCGGGTGGATGGATGACGTTACACAACCTTTTAACGGATTCCCGATAGATATAATTTCCGGATATGTGGATTCATCTAAAATCGAGAATATTGATATAATGAGATTCTCGTCGGATTTCGATTATATAATTCTTAATCCGAATTCAATTTCAAAAGATGGATTCGTATTACTGTCCGGGGCGAAAAGGCAAAGGCCGTTTTATCAATCGGGGGCGATTCAAGGGCAGCAGAGGACAACCCAAGCGGTCGGCACACCGTATTCGAGGATGGTGGGAAGCGGAAGCACGAGAATAACGACGGGCTTGATTGATATTCAAGGCGCATTTCGGGTCATTAATAATTCGGCGTTAAGGTATTATGTCTTTTATTATGACGAAAACGGTAATTGGCTCGGCCGGGCGGACACGTGGAGAACGGCGACACGAGATTTCCCGAACACATACGGGGCGAGAAAAATAGCGCTAACGTTATCAAAAACAGATAGTTCGGCTATAACGCCGGATGAGATACCGTTTAATATATATGTGTTGGACGATAGCCTTATATTGCCGTATTATCAATATGGAGATATGACGTTGCAAAATGGTTATTTGTCGTTCGTGTTTTTGCAAAGATATTACGCATACGATATGCCCGCAAAAAATTATGAGATAAACGGGATCGCACAAATAGCCGTTGGGGTGAAAAAACTCAAATTACAGTCGATAAGATTCCCGGCGCTTCACGACCCGGATTTGGTGAAATTAATTAAAACTAATATTGGCGAGGGTGTGATTGATAAGATTTCCGTAAATTTGTCAAGCAGAGAAGTAAACGCCACGTTGAGATATGATACCGAATAATAATCTTTCCGTTCTGCCGTGGTACACGTCCATAGATCAGCAGAACGCTCGTAAATGGTGGACTTATGGCCGGGTATATCCTTTGTTCGTCCAAGCCGGCAATATTCCCCCGTTCCAAATATTGTTGCCGTACAGGCCGCAAACCAATTTTTCGGCCTGCATCCTGTATGACGCAAACACAAATACGCAGGTAGCCTCGATAATAACGAATTTGAGGAATACCGGGCTCGCCACGAAACAATTTATGACGTTGGGATATAGCGTGATTGTCTATCCGGGGCAACTGCCGGCGTTAACGTCTTTGAACAATGGGCGATATTATATGAGGGCGACAATTAATGGGGCGTATTATTATTCGGAGGTGTTCACGGTGGTTAATGACATCGAGCCGTATCTCGAATTAACGTGGTGGGATAACGAGGATTTCGTCACGGATGCGGGAGTTATCGTTTATCAAAATCCGACTTTTAAGAATGTGTTATACTTGGATTCTGAAATAGCGAAACCAGAATACACGTTCGAGGAAGAAGGCGAAAACCGTGACGGATATTTTTTCCCGAGCAAGATGATTTCCTCGAAGCGGTATAAGTTTAATTTTTTCGCCTCCGAGTTTCTTCTGGATGTTATGCGGTTTATTAGAATGGCCGATTACGTTCAGATCAAAAAAGGCTTGGATATTTATAGCGTTGGGCAATTCCTTTTAACGCCGACTTGGGAGCGAAACGGGGATGTCGCAGGGGTCGAGGTGGAGTTCGAGACCGCAACGGTGGCGAAAAAAATAGGGCTTGGATATATCCGGATGTTAAGGGGCGATTTTAACGACGATTTTAACAACGATTTTAATAATCAGTAATATGGCAAATTACGCAAACCTCAAGGCGGCAATACAACAAGTCGTTAAAACAAATGGGGATAACGAGATAACGGGGGCGTTGTTGCAACAAACGCTGTTCTCGATGGTCGATTCGTTGGGCGATGGTTACAGATTTATCGGGATTGCGACCACGGCGACGAATCCGGGTACACCGGATCAAAACGTGTTTTATATATGCGGGCCGGGGACATATCCCAATTTTAACGCTTTCAGCGTGCCGGATGGCTATATAGGTCTAATGAAATATAACGGGTCGTGGACAAACGAGACGTTGCAAGTCGGGAAAAATTATGATGACATCATAACGGGTTTAACTGATGAAGTCCAAGAGAAAGCCGATATCGAGGTGTTTTCCACTACGGGGGAAATCACACCGGCGATGGCGACGTCTTATCAGTTTGTCATAACCGGAGGGGCCGGCACGTCCGGTGTTTGGGCGGCGGTGACGTCTGCGGTGGGATTTAGGGCGATTGCCCTTCTGGAAGGGCAACACGTCAGAATCAAGGCGCAATCGGGGGAATGGGCGCAAGTCGCTTTCCTTGATTCCGTGGACAGTATCACGGCAGGGAACACGCCGGATTTCACGGACGTGAACACGGGCGTTATTAGGATTAACCCCGGCGAGGTTAAAACAATCGTTGCGCCGAGAAATTGTTACTTATACGCCCAATATCGCACGGCTACGCAAAACGTCAGTCACTACCCGGAAAAAATTGAGTTAATTACGCCTTACACGAAAGTCGAGGAATACGATAGAACTGTTGATTACGTAAACGAGAAAAAGGGATATCTCAAACGGTCGAATAATCTTTTCAGTCCATTTGCGGCGGTTGATAATTCCCGTATTAGGAATTCCTCGCCATATACCCCGCAAGCGTCGAACTCGTGGTGGCGGAGCGATTATATGGACGTGTCCGGAATCTCCACAATTTATTTTAACGAGTGTGTCCCGGCTTATATTGCGTTTTATGACGCCGACAAAACGTATGTGGGAGGATATGCGGCGGCGTATAATAAACTCCCGATTACAGTTCCGAGCGGGGCAAAATATATGCTTGCGTCTTGGGCGAAGGAAGGCTCCGGAATCGCGTCGGCGTACCGTACCGTTGAATATGACGAGCGTTTCAGGGCGTCCGTTTATGCGTGGGAAGGATTCAACAACGATATAACATACGAATATTTAGACGGCAAAATGTTGCGATATCTGCCGAATTGGCGTGTATCGTTGGAAACGCTTTTGCCGTATGCGAATAATCCTCAAGCCAGAGAATTCGAAAACCAGACGATACGTTTAATCATACCGAGGGGGCAATTTTCCGGGGTATGTAATATGATTTTTTCCGCTTTCGCCAAATATTCTAACAACGTCGATGAGGCCGTGCCTACGATACAATTCCAAATAGGGTATAATTCAAATTTATCGGGCGGATTGTTTGAGGAAGCATCGTTCACGTCAATTATTTACACGATAGGGGCGAAAGATAATTTCGAACGGAAAAGTTGGCGAGTGCCACGGATGGACATAGGCACGGAGAGTATTCTCGTCCGGATTGTGATCCCGGCAAATGTCAAATTAACCGTTTACGATTTTGGGAATTCTTACGAAACGAATATTTCCCGTCCTGTTGTGGGCGTGAGACTTGATGCGCACGGGGGATACGGCTTCGGTAGGCTGAACACTATTCGTGCGGTGGAAGCTGCGGCATCTGTGGGGGCTAAAACGGTTATTGCGGTGCCGAAAAGGACATCGGACGGCGTTTGGGTTTGCTTCCACGACGATGGCGATGTCAACGGAGCGTTGTGTTATGAGGACGGGAGTTCGATTGCGTCTGGCATAAAGATTTCGGATTTGACGTGGAATCAGTTGACCGGGATGCGGTATAAAGACACGTCGAAAAGATCGGCGTTTTCTGGATATATGCACGTGCCGATGATGCGGGATTTTCTGGCGGTATGTGCTAAAACGGGAGTGAATCCGATGTTTTCCGTTCATCCTTTCCCGACCGTGGCGGGATGGCAGGAATTAAAGGAAATAGTTAAAAAATCCGGGTTGTTAAAAACTCTCGAGGTCAAGTTCCCCGTTTCTGGAATTAGCGGGGGTAATATTATGGACGCATATTCGGTCTTGGGGACAGACATAGCGGCGTATGGTGCGGACGTTTCGTTGGATGGTAGTTTTTACAATGCGTTTGCGGCGTTGGCTATTGATGGCACAAAAGTTCGTCGTTTTATCGAATATTTTAGCCCGTACGTTACGGAGGATCGTGTGGCCGGGGCGTTGTCTGTCGGATTGGATGTGTCGATTTATGATTCAACCGGCAATTACACGGCGGAAAATTATAAATATTGGATGGGGCTCGGAGTTACGGAATTCACGACGGACGGTATAGCGTCTTTTGGTCTAAATTGGTAATATGATACGGACAATGACATTATATCCGGCGAAAATATTGGCCGGGATATTCGCGGGATTTCTCTCGCTGTTCGTTCAAAACTTGTTGCCGTTGTTTATAACGGTGACGGTTTTCGAGCTGGTCGATTTTGCCACGGGTGTGATTAAATCGGTGGTGGTGGCTAAACGCACCGGGCAGCGATTCGCCTTTGAGTCAGTAAAGGCGTGGCGGACGATATATAAATATGTTTTTATTCTTATCGGTATCGTCCTTGCGGAATTGTTGGATCAGACCGTCGCCAATGCGACAAGGCTACGGTTCGCGAATTATTTCACGGCCTTTTGTTGCGGGGTGGAATTCTGGTCGTTTCTGGAAAACGCCGCAGTTATATCCGACCATCCTGTTTTCTGTTGGTTGCGGAAATATATGCGGTTCAAACTGGAAGATCAAATCGGAATGAGTTTCGAGGAAGCTAAAAAGGACGACAATAAATGAAACGGGAAGATGTTGATGCGATAGTAATCCATTGTTCGGCGACAAGAGCCGGACAGGACGTGCGAGCCTCCGATATTGACAAATGGCACCGGGAGCGGGGCTTCGCAATGATAGGATATAATTACGTTATCGATCTGGACGGGAAGGTCGAAACCGGGCGCCCTTTGTCCAGAGACGGGGCGCACTGCAACACGGCGGGGGTCTCCGGCAAATCATATAATCGGCATTCGATAGGCATTTGTTATGTAGGGGGGCTTGACAAGGACGGGAAGCCGGCGGACACGAGAACGCCCGAACAAAAATTGTCGATGTTGAATCTGGTGTGTAAACTTATGGACGAATTCCCGAATATCGTCGAGATCATCGGCCACCGTGACGCAAGTCCGGACAAGAACAAAGACGGGAGGATAACGTCGAATGAGTGGGTCAAAATGTGCCCGTGCTTTGATGTCCGGGCGGAGTATCCG